AGATATACAAAAGTATCAGCCTGATGCGTTTGATTTTGGTATCTCTACAACAGCCTCAGAAACAACTAATTTCCTAGCACAAACTACTAACGATATTTTTAGAGCATTAAGAGTAGAGTGGTGGCCTGTATATAAAACAAACATATTCACAGATATAACAGTTCTAAATACTGCTGAAATGGTTAACACAAAAGTTAATTTAGATCAGTTTGAGAGGGCTGGTGTTTATCTATTTCTTGGAAGATTCTATTTACCAGCATTAACTAAATTTAGACCAGAAACAGAAAAAGATAGATTTGAAAGAATGCAAGAATATTACATGAGCCAATATAATATCGAATGGAGAATGATATTAGAAGATGGTGTAGAATATGATGTAGATGCAGATGGAACTATTGTATCTAACGAGAGAGAACCTTTACATGGATTTAGAAGATTGACTAGATAATGGCTTTAGATTTAAAGATCAAAACTAATGCTAAATTTGTTGAAAAAAGATTTAAAAGAATAGAGAAAAAGTTTAAAAGTATTATTCAAAAAGGAATATTACAAGCTGGTTTTCAATTACTAGATATTATTAGAACTAAAACACAAAAAGGAATAGATTTTAGAGATGCACCTTTTGTTCCATATTCTTCTGGTTATTTAAAAAAACTTAACAGAGAGGGCAAATCAACAAAAGTAGATTTATTTTATAGTGGTCGTATGTTAGGTGCATTAACTCCATCTGGTAGAACGATTAGAAAAACAGGCACTAATAAAATTAGTGTTAATTTTAGTAATGCACAGATGAGGCAACGAGCAGTATTTAATCAAGTATTAGGAAAAAATAAGAGGGAATTTTTTGGATTTAATGATAGAACTGCAAATATAATAAGAAAACAATTTAACAGATTTGTTGCAAAGGAATTTAGGAAAGCAAGAATATGAGTGTAAGAGAAAATATAGCATCTAATTTATTAACTGTATTATCTAATATATCTAGCCCAGATATTATAAAAGCAACTAGACAACCTTTTTTATTAGACGAATTATCAGATAAACAATATCCAGCAGTAATAGTACAGACTTCAGAAGAAAACAGAGATGATTCTGAATTAGGAAGTGGTGCTAAAACAAGGCATGGTACGATTGATTTTGTTATACTAGGTTTTGTTAAAGGTGCAGAGGCCAATATAGATACCAAAAGAAATGAATTAATTACAGCTATTGAAACTGCAATAGAAACTGATATTACTCGAAGTGGTAATGCACTTGATTCTGAAGTTATACAAGTAGAAACTGACGAGGGTTCTTTATTTCCTGTTGGTGGAATAAGAATGACAATTAGGTGTATGTATGAATATCAAGCTGGAACACCATAGGAGAATAAATGACAACTAAAATTATAAATAGAATAGAAAAGAAAATAGATCAAATAGAAAAATTACACGATAAAGAGTCTATGATGTGTGAAGAAGTAAAAGACTTATTAGCTGAATTAAAAGAAAACCAAGAAGATGAAAGTCAAGAATGGGAAGAAGATTTAGATGATGATGATTTTGAAGAAGATGAAGAAGATATTGACGAAGAAGATGAAAAGTAATAAAAGGACTTATGGCTAAAGACATTAAATTATATAAAGATGGGAATGAAGTTGTTATTAACGAAACTCAACTTGAAAATTTTTTAGCATTAGGCTATAAGCAAGAACAAGAAAAAAAACAAACACAATCTAATAAGGATAAAAAATGGCAACACATCACGGAAAAGAAGGCGTAGTTACTGCTGGTGGAACTGCTGTTGGGGAACTAACATCATTTACACTTGAAACTACAGCAGATGTTGTAGAAGATACAGCTTTAATAGACAGCACAAAATCATTTGTAACAGGCAGAACATCATTTTCAGGAACTTTAGAAATGAATTATGATGAAACCGATTCTCCACAACAAACTTTAACTGCTGGAACTGAAATAGCTTTTGTTTTATTACCAGAGGGTAATGCTTCAGGAGATGAAAAATTTTCTGGTTCAGGTATTATTACAGGAATGTCAGTTAATAACTCAATGGACGCAATCGTTTCAAGAACTGTTACTTTTCAAGGAACAGGTGCTTTAACTAGAGCAACTGTATAATCCTAATTTATGTCAGTAATTGATCGAGTTAAATCTCATTTTGAAACTCTTAAAACTATAACTATTGAAGTTGAGGAGTGGAAAGACGAGCATGGTAATCCGAGTTTATTTTATTCAGAGCCATTAACCCTTGAAGAAAAAAACATTATCTTTAAGAAATCTAGTAATTTTCAAGATTTAACTGTTCTTGTTGATTTACTTATAATGAAGTTGTTAGTTAAGAATGACAAAGGCGATATGATAAAAGCCTTTAGCCCAGAAGATAAATTTGCATTAAGAAAAAAAGCAGACTCAAATGTTATATCTGATGTTGCCAATAAAATACTGTTAGATACTAATTACGAGGACGCAGAAAAAAAGTAGATAGCGACCCTGATGTTAGGTCGCTTTTAGTTGTTGCAGAACGATTACATCTTACAATTCAACAAGTTCTTGATATGCCTGTTAGCCATTATAATCTTTGGTTAGCTTACTTGAAAAAAGAACAAGAACAGTATAAAACAAATCAATCACTAGCAGAAGCAAGGAAATTTAAGTAATGGCAAATCAAAAACTCAATATAGACATTGTAGCAAAAGATAAATCCAAACAGGCATTTAATAGATTACAAGGTACTCTTTCTAAAGTTAAAGGCTCTATATTTAATTTAAAAAATGCTTTTATAGGTTTAGGTGCTGGTATTGTTCTTAAGGGTATTGTTAGTGCTGGTATGCAAATTGAAGAATTGGGTGTACAATTAGAAGCATTATTTGGTAGTGCTAAAAAAGGTAAAGACGCATTAGATGTTGTAACTAAATTTGCAAAAACAACTCCTTTTGAATTATCTAATATTCAACAAGGTGTAACAGCTTTAGCAACTGTATCAGAAAAAGCAGAATCACTTGGAATATCATTTGAGGAATTATTAAAGATTACAGGAAACACAGCAGTACAATTAGGTGGAGATTTTGCATTAGCTTCACAACAAATTCAAAGATCGTTTAGTGCTGGTATAGGTTCAGCAGATTTATTTAGAGATAGGGCTGTAACTGCTATGGCTGGTTTCTCAGCTGGAGTAAAAACAAGTGTAGATGAATCTATTAAAGGTTTAGCAAGAGCATTTGGAACAGGGGGAAAATTTGGAGAACTAACTAACAAACTAGCTGGTACATTAAAAGGAACTATATCAAACTTAAAAGATGCTTTCTTTACAATTCAAACAGAAATAGCATCAGGATTTTTTGATGAACTTAAAACACAATTAGGAGATTTAAAAAAATTTACAGAATCAAACGATCAAGCTATTAGAAGATTAAGTAGAGAAATAGGAGAAAATCTTGCTGTTGCTGTTTTAAAATTATCTGATGGAATAAAAACACTAACTACTAATTTTAGAGATATACAATCTGTAATAGGGTTGCTTTCTATAGCATTTGGTGGCCTTTTTGGTAAAATTCTTGGGGCAGGTTTAATTGTAGATGATATAAATAGAAGATTTGAAAAATTATCAGGAAATACAAAAAAAATAAAAGTTAATTTAGATGCTTTGTATGATGATATGCCACAAGCATTAGAAGAAATTAAAAAGGAAGCAGAAGAAATAGATACTTTCTTAAGAACATACGAAAATGAATTAGGTATAAAAATTCCATCTGCAACTGAAAAAACAATACAAAAATTCAGAGAATTAAACGAACAACAATTAGAAAAAATGAAAGTTACAATGGAAAGTATTAGAATAACTGCAATAGAGGGTATTCATGGTGCAGTTAAAAAAATATCTATGAGTTTAGCAGAATCTGTAGTTCATGGTAAAAATTTATTAGTTTCTTTAAAAGCATTAGCACAACAAGTATTAGTTAATGTTTTAGCACATTTAATTGAACAAGTTGCTTTAATGGGAATACAAAAATTATTTAAAAAAGAAGAACTTGATGATGAGGCTAAAAAAGATAATCTTATTAGAAAACAAAACACTAACTTAAAAAGACAAATTGTATTACAGATGATGTTAAATGCAGTAGGTGGTGGTGGTGGTAGTTTTTTAGGTAATATTTTTAGTACAAGTGGTGGTTCAATGAAAAGAGCATCAGGTGGTTCAGTTCAAAAAGGACAACCTTATATGGTGGGAGAGCAAGGTGCAGAATTATTTATACCTAACTCAACAGGCCAAATAACACAATCAGCTAGAGGCACAGGAAATGGTGGTGCTACAACAGTTAATTTTAATATTAACACAGTAGATGCTTCTGGCTTTGAAGAATTGTTAGTTAGATCAAGAGGAACTATTACACAGTTAATTAATAATGCAGTTAATGAAAGAGGGAGTAAAAACTTAATCTAATGTCAGGTGCTTTTCCAATATCTTCTGCAAAGTTTGAATCTTTAGGAATAAAATCTATTCAAAATACTATTATTTCAAAAACTGTATCTGGTAAGAAACTTGCTAGACAAATAGACAATCAAAGATTTGGTTTTACTGCTAGAATTATTACAGCAAAAAGAAGTGATGTTTATGGCGAACTTATGGCTTTTATAATTAAACAAAGATCAGGCAAAGAAAACTTTACAATAATCCCACCAGAAGTAGAAGATGCTAGAGGTAATGTAAGTGGAACTGTTTTAGTAAATGGTGTTCACGCAGTTGCAGATACAACAATTACTGTTGATGCTATGACAGGCACATTAAAAGCTGGAGATTTTATTAAGTTTGCTGGACATAATAAAGTGTATATGGTTGTTGCAGATGTAACAGCAGATGGTTCAAATGAAGCTACAGTTACAATAGAGCCACCTTTATTAACTGCCTTAGGAAATAATGAAATTGTAACTTATGATAATGTTCCATTTACAGTACATTTAACAAATGATATTCAAGAGTTTGGAGTTTCAGGTGCAGACAAAGATGGTAATGCTTTGTATCAATTTGAATTTGATGTAGAAGAATCTCTATAGTGAAAAAATATAAAATAACCCATAAAATAAATGCCGACTTTATTGCAGAAATTATTGTTAATGAAGATCAAATAAATACTTCAATTAACGATCTTAAAGAATACAAGAAACCTAATAGCAAATTTGAATATACTATGTTAAAAGGTACAGAAAGTGTAACTCAAACAACTTACGAACAATATGACGAGAAGCCTAACAACAGCGACAAAGAACGAACTAGCGACTAATGATATTAGGCCTATTCATCTTATTACTATTGGGTTTGCTACTCCTATTAATATAACAGATTGCTCTTTTCCTTTAACTTCATCAATATCAGGCTCGTCAGTTACTTATTCAGCATCAAATCATCTTATAGGTATATCTGACTTTTCTGAACAAACAGATGTAAGTAAATCTAGTATTAGCTTAACTTTATCAGGTGCAGAACAAACATTTATATCAGTAGTTTTAAATGAGAATGTTATTAACGATACTGTAACTATTTTTAGAGGATTATTAGCAGATGATAACACAATAGTTTCCGACCCTTTTCTACTTTATAAAGGAAGTATAGAGAATTTTGAAATACAAGAACAACCAAACTCAAGCACATTAAAACTATCTATTGCATCTCATTGGGCAGATTTTAATAAAAAGAATGGTCGTAAGACTAACAACGCATCACAACAAAGATTTTTTAGTACAGATGTTGGAATGGATTTTAGTAGTCAAACAGTACAAGATATTAAATGGGGTAGAGAGTAATGCAAGATATTATATCACTATATAGAAATTATAATAAATTTAATGTTTGTGAAGATAAAGAGTTAAATGAATATTTAAACCCAAGTATTAAACTAAATCAATATAAAAAACATTATTATAATAATGAATTAATTGGATTTACTAATTGGGCTTTACTATCTAATCAAGCACATATTAATTTTCAATCTAATGGTATTTTAAATGAAAGAGATTGGAATTCAGGAAATAATTTATGGCATATAGAAACTATCTGTAAATCTAATCTTAAAAGTATTATGAATTGGACTAAATCTTTTTTAACTAAAAAATTTGGAATAGGTAAAGAGATTAATTGGTTAAGAATTAAAAATAATAAAATTGTTCGTATTGTTACTCGAACTACAAAAGAAAGCTGGTTATAATGGGTAGTTTTAATCCTTTTAAAGCAGTTAAAAGTTTTGTTGGTACTGCTATAGGTTTTATGTCAAGTATGAATCCATTAGTATCTTTAGGTGTAACTTTATTTCTAGGCTGGGTATTAAGACCAAAAACACCTGATATTCCTGACTTTGGAACTAACGAGTTTGATGATTTTGAAAAAGGTATTTTAGTTAATAAACAATCTAATGACTCTAATATTCCTGTAATTTATGGAGAAAGACTTACAGGGGGAACTAGAGTTTTTATGGAAACTTCAGGAACTGATAATACTTATTTATATATGGCTATCGTTATGTCAGAGGGAGAGATAAACGATATAGAAGAAATATTAGTAGATGATAAGGCTGTTACTTGGGCAAGTTCTTTATCAGATGGTGCAGAAGTAGAAGTAGGAAGTGGAGATAGTAATTTTTATAAAGATTCAGAAAGTCTTATTAAAGTAGAGCCTCATTATGGAACAGATGGTCAATCAGCATCATCTATATTATCTACATTATCATCTTGGGGAAGTAATCATAAATTATCTGGTCTTTGTTATTTAGCTTTAAGATTTAAATGGAATCAAGACGCATTTACAGGCATTCCAAAAGTACAAGCAAAGATACAAGGTAAGAAAGTTGTAGCTTATAACTCTAGCCTACAAGCACAATCGTCAGCTTATTCTACTAATCCAGCTTGGTGCTTATTAGATTATTTAACAAATGCTAGATATGGAAAAGGATTAGCAGTTAGTGAAATAGATTTACAATCTTTTTATGATGCTTCAGTAGTTTGTGTAACACAAGTAACACCCTATTCAGGTGGTAGTGATATAAATATTTTTGATTGTAATACTGCGTTAGATACATCAAGACCAATTATAGATAATGTTAGAGAGTTCTTAAAAGGTTGTAGAGGCTACTTACCTTATAATGCTGGTAAATATAATTTAATTATAGAAACAACAGGAAGTGCAAGTATAACTTTAACAGAAGATAATATTATAGGTGGTTATTCATTATCTACACCAACAAAAAATGACAGATTTAACAGAGTTATAGTTGGCTTTGTAGACCCAGCAAGAAACTTTCAAGTCAATGAGGTTCAATGGCCACCAATAGATGATTCAGGATTATCAAGTGCTGATAGACACGCAACAATGAAAACTGCTGATGGTGGATTTTTATTAGAGGGTAGATTTAATTTTACAACACTTACTAGCAAATATCAGGCAGAAGAAATGGCAGAGGTAATTTTAAGAAGAAGTAGAGAAGCATTATCTTTAGGTATTAATGTTGACTTTAATGGTTATGATTTAGCGATAGGAGATATTGTAAACATCACACATTCAAGCATTGGTTTTGATGCTAAACCTTTTAGAGTTCTTGGAATAACTTTTAATCAAGATTTAACTGTAGGATTATCGCTTGTTGAATATCAAGCTAGTCATTATACTTGGGCTTCTAAAGTACAAGTTACATCAACACCAACAACTAATTTACCTAATCCTTATACTATCCAACCACCATCTTCTGTAACACTAGATGATGAATTAATTGAATATAATGATGGAACTGTACTTGTTGCTTTAAATGTAACTATAGGTGCTTCTCCTGATAGCTTTGTTGATTATTACCAAGTAGAGTATAAATTAAGTACAGATTCTAATTTTATTATCTATGCACAAGGCTCAGGATTAAATCATAGAGTTTTAAATGTAATTGACCAAAAAGTTTATGATGTAAGAGTTAAAGCTGTTAATAGTTTTGGAGTATCATCAACTTATGTAACAGCACAAAGAACTATTATTGGTGCTATTGAGCCACCAGAAGATGTAGAAGATTTTTCAGCTAATGTAGTAGGACAACAAATACATTTAAGTTGGACACAAGTACCAGATTTAGATTTAGCATATTATCAATTAAGATTTAGTGAAAAAACAGATGGAACAGGAGATTGGTTAAACTCTGTAGCTTTAATTGAAAAAATATCAAGACCAGCTACTTCAATTTCTACAGTTGCTAGACGAGGAACTTATCTAATTAAAGCAGTAGATAAATTAGGTAACTTTAGTTCTAATGCAACAGCAATTATTTCTAATGTTGTTGGAGTAACTAATTTTAATGCTATTGCAACTGCATCAGAACACCCTGATTTTGATGGAACTGTAACTAATGTTGTAGTGAATGATAGTACAATACAATTAGATTCATCTGAATTATTTGATAGTGCTAGTGGTAACTTTGATGCAGAAACAACTAGATTCTTTGATTCTGGTGTTTCTAATTCTGACTTTTTTTCAAGTGGTAATTATTTATTTGCAGATGTTATAGATATAGGTGCTAAACATACTGCTAGAATTACTGCATCATTATCTCAAATATCAGATAACCCAGATGATTTATTTGATAATAGATCAGGATTATTTGATACAACTTCTTCAAACTTTGATGGAGATACACCAGCTAATGCAAATGCTCATTTAGAAATAGCAACAAGTGATGATAATTCTACATATACAGCTTTTCAGCTTTTTACTATTGGTAACTATACTGCTCGTTTTTTTAAATTTAGAGTTGTTTTAATTTCAAGAGATAATGCCTCAACTCCTGTAGTATCAGAAGTAACAGTAACAGTTGATATGGAAGATAGAATATTTAGTGGAAATAATATAAGTTCTGGTGCTGGAACAAAAACTGTGGCATTTGATCAATCATTTAAGACTACTAATTATGCTCTAGGAGTTACAGGAGAAGATATGTCAACAGGAGATTTCTTTATTGTACAAAACAAAACTATAACAGGATTTGATATAACATTTAAAAATTCAAGTAATACAGCAATATCAAAAACATTTGATTTTATTGCAAAAGGGTTCTAAAAGGAGTATAAAACAATTATGTCTCAACACGATTACGATATAGCTAACCAATCATTCCCAGCATTTAGAACTGATCTAAATAATGTTCTAGGTGCAATCAATACATCTAATTCTGGCTCATCAAGACCAAGTGGTGCAGTAGCTGGTACGATTTGGCTAGATACATCTGGTGGTGTAACTGCTCATATTCTAAAATTTTATGATGGTGGTGCTGATATAGATTTAGCAACAATTAATACTACTGCTAACACAGTTAATTTTTCAGATTCAGCTTTAGATTTAATTACTGATACTACTCCACAATTAGGTGGTCAATTAGATGTTAATGGTAATGCTATTGGAGATGGTACTTTAGAATTATTAAAATTTTCTGAAACAGGAAGTGCAGTTAATGAATTTACAATTGCAAATGCTTCAACAGGTAATAACCCTGTCTTATCTGCAACAGGTGGAGATACTAATGTTGGAATAGAATTTACTACAAAAGGTACAGGTGCAATTAAATTTAATGATCTTGCTTATATTCCTCAACAAGCATTAACTTCATCATCAAATGCTATTGCTTGGGATACTCAAGCTAAACCAAACGCATATCATTTAACAACAGAAAACACTACATTCTCTGCACCAACTAATCCTGTAGAGGGTGCTTTTATTTGTGTAGAGATTAATTATGATGGCTCACACACAATAGCTTTCAACACAGTATTTGAATTTGCTGGAAGCACAGCACCAACATTTACTTCAACAAATGGAAAAACTGATATTTTAGTTTTTAAATACAATGGTGCTATCTGGCAAGAAGTTGGTAGAACATTAAACCTTAGTGAAAGTTAAAATATGTACGCATTAGTAGAAGATAGTTCAGTAACTAAAATAATAACAAATCCTAAAACTATGGTTATAGGAGATGTAAGATACCCAGCTAAAATATTTCAATTATGGTCAGGTTCAGAATTAAATGCCATAGGTATTTATGAAGTAACAACTGATTCATCTAATTTTAAAGATGAGAAATGGTACATTAACACAAATGAATCTTACGCATATTCAAGTGGTATAGTTACAAGATCATGGGGAACTGCTACACCTAAAGCACACGCAGATAGTTTATGGACACAAGCAGATTCAGATGATGGAGATTTACCAGATGATAAATCAGTTGGAGATGTAAAAGTTGAGGGTTTAAAAACACAGTTAATTAGAACTATTAAACAACAAGCAAGTGGATTATTAGCACCTACTGATTGGTATGTTGTTAAAGCAAGTGAAGTATCTGATTATTCTGTACCAACTAATATTGCAACATATAGAGCAAGTGTTAGAACTAAATCAAATGAAATGGAAACTGCTATAACAAATGCAAGTAATACTCCAGCATTAGAAACTTTATACACATACACAGAACAAGATAATGGTTCTGTTACAAGACCATTAGGCGAACTTCCAACATTGGAGATTTAATGTTACCAACTATTGCAACAGGAAATGTAGGTTCAGCATTAGCTGGTGGATATGAAGTTGCTAACTCATACAGATCAAATTCTGGAGATAGTCCAAGATTAAGTAAAACATTTAGTTCTGCTTCTAATAGTAACACAACATTTACAGTTTCAGCTTGGGTAAAAAGATCAAAACTTGGTGCAAACCAAGATGTTGTTTCTGCCTTTCAATCTTCTAGTGGTAAACAAACAGATTTAATTCGATTTGGAAGTGGTGATGATTTAGAATTTTACGCACACACAACAAATAGTTCTGGTAATGCTGACATTCAAACTAATAGATTATTTCGTGATGTAGGTGCTTGGTATCACATAGTTGTAAGAGTTGATACTACACAAGGTACAGATACCAATAGAGTTAGAATTTATGTTAATGGTGTTCAAGAAACAAGTTTTTCTACATCAAACTATATGAATCAAAATGGAACTATTATTTGGGGTTTAGGTTCTGGTACTGAACACACAATAGGTGCAGTTGGTACTTCAAATTATTTTGGTGGTTATGTTGCAGAAGTAGTTTATTTAGATTCTCAATCTGTTGCACCAACTACTTTTGGAGAATTTGACGAAGATAGTGGAATATGGAAACCAATAGATGTATCTGGTTTAACCTTTGGCAACAATTCTTTTTATTTAGATTTTGAAAATTCTGCTGAATTAGGAACAGATGTATCAGGAAACTCACATACTTTTACAGAAAATAATATAGGGGCAACAGATCAATCTATTGATACTTGTACAAATAATTTTGCAACATTAAATCCTTTACATTTTGGAACAACCATAGCAACAAGTTATTCTAATTTATCAGAAGGTAATTTAAAATTTGTAAGTACACAAAGTGGTTCTCCATATCCATATTATTTTTCTACTATGGCAGTATCACAAGGTAAATGGTATGCAGAATTTAAAAGAGTTAATAGTACAGCTATGATAGGAATAGCTACAGGAGTAGCTGATTCATTTTTAGGTAACAATGCAAATGACTACGCTATGTATGAAAATGGTCAAGTTTTTACAAGTGACTCAGGTTCAAGTTATGGGGATGCTATGGATGATAATGATATTATTGGAGTAGCTATGGATTTAGATAATAATAAATTATATTTTTCAAATCAAGGTGTTTTTCAAAATTCAGGAAATCCAACATCAGGTTCAACAGGAACAGGAGCAGTTTCAATAACTGCACCAGCTTCAAATGTAACAGGAGTTTATCATTTTGCTGTAGGAGATTCTGGTGGTGGTACACCAACAATAAATTGTAATTTTGGAAGTCCAATGGAATCTATTTCATCAGGCAACACAGATGGTAATGGCTATGGAAACTTTGAGTATGCAGTACCTAGTGGCTACTATTCTCTTAACACAAAAAACCTATCGGAGTATGGATAATGGCTTATACAACAATAGACAACCCAGCAGGAGAATATTTTAATACTAAACTTTATACAGGTAATGGTTCAACTCAATCTATAACAGGAGTTGGATTTCAGCCAGATTGGACATGGATAAAGTACAGAAATAGTTCAACTTTTGGCCATGATTTATATGATTCAGTAAGAGGTGCTACAAAAGTTTTAAACAGTAATACTGAGGGAGAAGAATATACAGAAGTAGCTAGATTAAGTGCATTTACTAGTGATGGTTTTAATTTAGGTGGCGAAACACCTGTTAATGAAAATAATGGTACTTTTGTGTCATGGAATTGGAAAAAATCTGCAACTGCTGGATTTGATATAGTCGGATATACAGGAAATGGAAGTGCAAGAACAATATCTCATTCACTTTCAGCTGTTCCTAGTATGATGATAGTAAAATCAAGAAGTTCTGCTGACAAACCTTGGGGTATATATCATCATAAAAATACATCAGCACCTGAAACAGACTTTTTAAGTCTTAATAACACAAATGCAACAGCTGATAATAGTGCTTTCTGGAATGATACAGCACCTACTAGTTCAGTTTTTTCAGTTAAAAATTCAAATGATGTTAATCAAAATGGTACGACATATATAGCATATTTGTTTTCTGAAAAAAAAGGTTACTCGAAATTTGGAAGCTACTCAGGTAATGGAAATGCAGATGGAAGCTTTATTTACACAG